CACTTCCCCGACCACCGCACCCGCCTGCGTGCCAGCCAGGACGTAACGAAGCTGCTGGAGATGGAGCCGCCGAAGTCGGACGGGATCAGCGTTGGCGTGGCGATCAAGATAGAAACCAACCTGGGCAGCGGCGAAACCCACGACCCCCCGAACGTGATGCGGGCGAAACCAGTGGTGGAGGTGAGCGGTGGCTAGAGTGCGCCTGAAGCTCAACCGCACCCGCTACACCGCAGCGCGGGAATGCGAGCTGGATATGCGCTGTCTTGCCCGCGACTGGCAGCGCTTACGCGAGGGCCAAGACGACGTGCAGCGCAAGCTGGCCCTACGCCGCGAGGGCAAGGCGATCAACGAAGTGGCGCTGGAGCGCACCCGCGCCACCAACAAGCGGCTGCTCAAAGAATGCGACCGCCGCTACGAACGCCTGCATCACCGCATGGACCGCCTGCGCGTGCAGGCCAACACGATGGCCGATATCACCGGCACCCGAGGGGAACGATATGGCAACGCCGCGCACCCGTAGACTGGTCGCGAGTCAAGATTCCGCCCGCAAGCTCGCCAGCGCCATCGGCGACAGGCAGCGGCTATATGAGGAAGGCGTCAAGCTCAACCGCGCCATTGCCGTCGCGCAAGCGCGCCTGGTCGAGATCGACGAAGAGGAAGAGATCCACGCTACCGCGATCAACGCCGCCGGCGATGTGATTGCCGAAGCCGCAGCCGATGATCCCCCCGCGAGGGAGCCCGCTTGAGCGGAGAGATTAAATTCATCGCGAACCCGATGCAGCAGGCCTTCATCACCTCGAAGGCCGAAGCGGACCTGTTTGCGTGTCGCATGGGCGAAGGCAAGTCCGCCGCGCTTTCGTGGTGCCCCTTCTATCACAGCCAGCAAAATCCGGGCGCGGTCTGGGCCATTATCCGCGACACCTGGGAGAATCTGCGCGATACGACGCTGCAAGAGTTCTTCCGCTGGTTTCCCGATGGCGTAGCCGGCGATTTCGTCAAGAGCACGAAGACCTGGACATGGAACGAGTCTGCCGTCGGCTTTCCTGGCAAGATTTACTGGCTCGGGATGGACGTTGAGCAGGACGCGGCCAAGCTCCAGTCGCGGATGCTCGGCGGTGTAGCGTTCGACGAACCCGCTCCTGCCGCCGGCCAGGGCGGAATCTCGGAATTCATCTTCGATGCGGCCATGACGAGGCTGCGGCAGCCCGGAATGAAGTGGTATCCGGTGAAATTGGCCGAGAATAACCCCGACGAGGGGCACTGGACGCATCGCCGCTTCGTGGAGCCCGGCTATCGGGGCGATCCGAACATCAAACTGCCCGAATTGCAGACGCGCGGCTTTAGTTTCTTCCAAACTGTTAGGCCGGAGAACCTAAAGAACCTTCCCGACGGCTATTACGAGTCGATGGGAGCCCGATACGTGGAATCCGGCCGCCTGGACCTCAAAGCGCGCTTCGCAGACGGCGAATTCGGCTTTCAACAGCCCGGAGAGCCCGTTACGCCGGAATTCAACCGTAGAATACACGTTGTTGCGTCTACAACGGTACTGGACTCCCCAATTATGTGTCTGTGGGACTTTGGCTTGAATCCTACGTGCATAATCACGCAAATCAGTCCGATGACGAACTGGCTCATTCACGAATGCTACGTGGGCGACGGAATCGGCACGTATGAGCTAATTCAAGACATTATCAAGGGTAGAATCGAAGATCGGTTCAAGGGATTGCCGATTTCGCACTACGGCGACCCGCAAGGCAAGCAACGCGAGCAATCGAACTCCGATCAGACGGCTGTAAAGGTCATCAAGGCGGAATTGGGCGGCAGATGGTATCCGGGGCCCCGAGAGTGGCCGGAACGGCGCGATTCGTCGAAAAGAGTGTTAGGCCTGCTCCGAAACGGTGTAGGACTCGTCCAAATCGACGAAAAGCGCGCAAAGCCGCTCTGGCACGCCCTACGCGGCGGATGGCACTATCAGAAGCACGCAAACGGGATTATCTCGCATTTGCCGCGCAAAGACATTCATTCGCACCCTGGCGACGCATTCGGCTACGGTGCGGCAGTCATGTTCCCTGCGGGCGAACGGAAGACGCGCGGTATGAATGGCGCGATTTCGATTCGTCAGCCAAGCTATTTCCGGCAGAACAAGAAATTCCGCCCCCCGTATGATCCAAGAGGCGACGTTCAACAGGAAGACGATGCAGTAGTGCCGCCTTTGAGTGTGCCCGATCATGGCGACATGATGCCGGGGACGGGGAGTAGAATCAGATGACCGCAACCAGTCCGACGATGCCCGCTGGCGGAATCGATTACGTCAAGAGCGAAGAAGAAGCCGTAACCGGCAAGCGCAAGAAGGACTCGAAGCCGGCGATGCTCTCCGACCCGGAGCTGCAACAGCTTCTCAAGGAGTATTTCGCAGAGGCGAAGGAAGCCCGCGAAAGCGGCATCGATGCGCGCGATGGGAACTGGCTGGCGAACCATAACGCCTACTGGGGACGCATCGAGTCTACCGACAAGGCCGAGTGGCAGGCCGAAGAGAACATGCCGGAGTTTGCGAATTTCATCGATCGGCACACCGCAGCCCTTCGAATGGCGCTGATGAGTCAGCCGAATTGGTTTGACGTAATCGACCGCACCGACCCGTCACACGAGCGCGACAAGATGATGCGTCGTTTCGTGCAGATCCATCTCGACCATTGCACGACGAACAAAAGCGGGCAGCGGGTCGGGTTCGACTCGACCTTCGGCAACGTCGTGAAGTCCGGTGCGCTGACCGTCCTGGCCGCGTCGGTGACTTACGATGTGGAATCAGGATTCGTCAATATCGATCCCGTCAACCCGTTCGAACTCTACTACGACCCGAAGGGGCGTGGGCTCTACCGAATTCGCCGCACCGAAATCGACCGCTGGCAGCTCGAAAAGATGAAGGACCGGAAGGACTCGAAAGGCGGTCCGCTCTACCACGGCGCCGCGATCGACCGCCTCCAGTCCCACATCGACGCCGAGGCACAGAAAGACCGCGAGGTCATCACCGGCGGCTCGGAAGTCGGGAGCGGCAACAAGCGGCGCAAGCCCATCCAGCTCGACGAGTACCTCTGCACGATCATCGACCGTGACGGCAAGATGATCGCGGAAAACCAGCTGATCCTCTACGCCAATCAGCGGGAGATCATTCGCGGGCCCGAGGACAACCCCAACTGGCACGGGAAAGACTGGATCGTAATGACGCCGACGATCGAGGTGCCCTTCTCAACCTGGGGCCGCTCCTACGGCGAGCTGTTCCGCGCGCTCTCCGCGACCTTCACGGAGGTGACGAATCTCATTCTTGACGGAACCTTTGCGAGCAATATCGGCGCGTACATGGTTTGGACCGATGCGCTCGCGAACCCCGCTGAGATCGCGAACGGGATCTACCCTGGCCTGACGGTGCAAGCGGATGCTGAGTGGCCGCCAGGGAAGGATTTCATTAAGAAGATCGAGGCGGGCGGCGTCAGTGCGGAAGCGATGGCGCTTTGGCAAGCGCTCAAGAGCGAGCTTCGCGAGGGTGCTTCTGCCAACGAGCTTTCACTCGGCCAGGTGCCGCCTAAGGGTGATATCACCGCACGCGAGATTGAGGGCAGCGAGCGAGGCTCGACGACGCTGGCGATGAATACCGCCAAGGATATCGATACCCGCTTCCTGGCGGTGATTGTCGAGCTTACGCTGATGACCGGGCTTCAGCATTTCGACCCTGAGCTGAACCCGACGCTGGCGGACGAGCTGAACCCGAATATGACCGAGATGCTCCAGAACAACCGGCGCAACTTTGCCAACAAGAAGTACAAATTCGTCGCGAAGGGCCTCACAGCAGCGATGGATCGCGGGCAGCGACTTCAGGGTATCCTCGGGTTCCTTCAGATCATCGGCCAAAGCGAAATTCTCGCGGCAGCCTTCGCGCAGGACAACTCGATACCGAAGCTGATCGAGCAGCTGCTCATTAACTTCGACATCGACAAAGAAACGCTCGAAAAGACCGACCAGGAGAAGCAGCAGGACGCACAAGCCGAAGCGGAACGGCGAATCGCCGACGCGCGCGGCGCAACCGGCCTTCCCCCCGGCGGCCCTGGCGGCCCGACTGGCGCCGGATCTCGTGGGGGCGGCCCCATGCCGAGGATTCCTAAAGGATGAGACAAGGATACGGGCGCAAGACGCCGGCAGTGCTCACCCCCGACGATCAGGCCGACTTACAGGAGCAATCGCTTCAGGGGGCCGCTGCCGGGCAACTCGCGGACTTCGCTGAGAAGGTGCTGCTGGGCGACCAGGAGCGAGCCATTCGGAGGCGGATCTTCGCTCAAATCGACTCCGATGAGCCCCTCGACCCCTTAAAGGCCGCACAGGCATGGATCGAGCTTCGTGCGGTCCATAAGCTCGTGGCGAGGCTGCACAAGGCCGCACAGGCGGGTCAGGTGGCCTCCCAGACGCTCGCAGACCGGGCCCCCGAAAGCGAGTAGTTACGCGGACTTACCGGCCGGTCGGTACACCAAATGCAAAAGCACTGTTGACGCGTAACATTTTGTTGCGGTAAACGGGTGCGAATGGCTGCACCTGACTATCCGGGCATCGGAGAGATTGCAGGGCCTATCGGGAACCCCCCGGAGAAGCCTGTATCTCAACCTGACGAAACCAAGGCATTGCGCGAGCGAGCCGAGCGAGCCGAGGCAGAAGCGGCCGAGGCTACCAAGGCGCTCCGTGAGAGCGTGGCGGCCAGAAAGCCGGCTCCGATGGTCGTGGAGCCGACGCCCCCGACCGACCCCGGCAAGATGCCGGATCCCTCGATTGACCCCAGCGGGTTCGAAACGTGGACGACAGCCCGCCGGGAGCGTGACGACTGGAACCGCGACCAGAAGGTCAAGAAAGACCAGCTGGAAAAGGACGGCCAAGCGGCCTCCACCCGCATTCTCGATCAGTACATCACCACCAACCCCCAATACGCCGCCATCCGCAGCCAGGTTTTCGAGTATTTCAGAGAGGCGGTCGCCGAGCTGGGCCTAGCCGAGCTTCCAGACGACCCCTCCGCCCTCAATCGCGTAGTGGACGCGAAAGTTGTAGCGCTGAAACAGGCAGTTGCGCCGGCCAAGGAAGAGTCCAAGGAAGAAATCCCCAAGGACGGCGACGCACCGCTACGAACCGGCGACCTCTCTGGAGGCAGCCACGGCACACCGGCAGGTGGAACCCCCCCGAAAGAAGACGACGGAGTAGAGATCAAGTCGCTTGTGGACGTAATGCTGGATCGGCAGGCGAAATCCGATCTCTTCTAAGAGGAGTTTCACCAAATGTCATGGGTATACGACGCGCCTTCTGGCGTATACAAAAATCACGCACTCAGCTCCCAAATCAGAGAGCAGGCCGCCGCTGATGCCCTCTTTGCTCAATTTCTAGAGCCCGAAAGGGGCTTCGGGAAGGGCAAGGGCGCCACAGTCACGATTCATCGCGTCCTACAGCTCCCGCTGGCCGGCAAGGTCGACGAGATGGACAACCTGCCCACTGGGCGGGCGGCAGTCCAGAAAGTGTCGAAGACGGTTTCCGAGTGGGGATTCGCGATCGACCTGACGAGCTTCGAAGAGGATCTGTCCTTCTTCGATATCCGCAACAAGCAACAGCGGATGCTGCGGGACCAGATGGCGCTCACGATGGACGTAATGTGCGCGGATGCGCTCAAGACGACCAAGACCCTCGGTACGGCGGTCACGGCGTCAGCGCTGACGATGGAAACGGACGGGAGCGAGAGCTACCAAGCGCTGAGCAACCTCACGGTGGCTCACCTCCGGCAGCTCCATGACTACTTCCGCCAAACGCTCAAGTGCCCGACGTTCCGCAACAACCGCTACATCGGGATTCTCTCGACCAGGGCAGCGCGCGGAATCAAGAACGACCCGGAATTCAAGGACTGGCAGGCGCCGACCGGCTCGGGCCCGTTCATGGACGGGATGCTTCGGGATATCGAGGGCTTCCAGCTCTACGAAACCAATCACGCCTACGCGCTCGACGACGATATCGGCCTGGCCGGTGTTTGCGGCGAGGCGGTGTTCTTCGGCGCGGATGCGGGTTTCTTCGCAACCGTCGCCGACCCGGAGCTGCGCGCAGGAATGGCGTATGACCTCGGCCGCAAGCGACAGATTGGCTGGGTGGGCACGATCGAAGCGGGCTTGACCTGGGACGTGGCCGCAACATCGAGGGTTATTCACCTCACGAGTACCTAATCCAAGGATCAGCCCTGCGGGGCTGGGAGGAGAAAGAGCAATGCGAGTAGGTGACAATCTCGATTATATGGACGCGGAACACGATGCCACTTCGGCATCTGACGCCCTGATCTTCAAGGCAACCTGCCCCATCATCATCACGCGATTTGGTGCAATCGTCAGCGTTGAAATAACGGGAACCTCGGCAATCATGGTGTGCGATGTGACTCGGCACTCCTCGGCCGGCGCGACGACACGCGAAGATGCGGCGGGCGGCGTGTCCTGCACGATTGTCGCCTCCGTGGTAGGAGCGGTTCACTTCGCGGATCCCGATGAGGAAATCCTCGTGAAGCCGGGCGATATCGTTCACCTCCAGGTGACGACGGCAATGGGCACGGCGGGCGACTTCCTGCCGTACATCCAGTACCGGCGACTCAACTGGGACAAGACGGGCGCCAACGCCAATTACAACGACGCCACGCCGGCGAGCCGGATGAACGACGGCACGACCTAAGCCGCTGACTGACAGGAGGAGTACAGAATGTCGATTCTCCAGAATCTCGGCGTCGTCACGGCGCAGAACGGCAAGAGCTTTGCCTCGGGCACGCTCGTACCAGCAGACGAGGACGTGCAGGTCACGACAGGGCTCGCGACGGTCGATCACTGCGGCGTGAGCTTGGCGGCGATTCCTGCCGCTACTCACAACGTCAGCACGGCGGCTCCGGGTACCCTCGACGGGGATATCCAGATCCTCTCTTACGAGCCGGATCACACCGCCGCGCAAACCCTTGTCGCCGTATCGTGGTGGGCGGTGGGAGATCGATAATGGGCCTCGAAGATATCGACCTGAATCGTGGGCTCGTCCAGATGCCGCTGCCCAACGGCGGGCCGCTGATCTCGATGTGCAAGACCGTGCCGGGCGTCTTCTTCGACGCGAGCGGAATCCGAGTCGATGACTCAATGGCGGCTTCGGCCGGGTTCGACGTTGCGGCGCTCCGGCGCGACAAGGCCAAGGGCGAAGCGCTCGAAACGCAGCGGAAGAAGATCGAGGCGCAATTCGCAGCCGACAAGGCGGAACTCGATTCCAAGACGGACGCCCAGCTCGAAGAAGAGGGCCTGGTCGCGCCTGGCAGTTTGCTCCCCGATCCGGCCGAGGCGGCAGAGCCCGCTGATATACCGTTTCTCGGCAAGACCTCCGGCGGAGAACCGCGCGTTGCTCGCGTGGTCCTCGGCGGGCCGATCAAAGAGATGGAATACGACCCGAAGGCAAAAGGATGGACAGTCATCGAGCGCGCCTCGGGCAAGATTCTCGGTTCGAAGATGACGAAGGACAAGGCAACAGAGCTACTGCTTGCGGAGGAATAACGGATTGGCGCGCTGTAGGTGGCGCGAAAAAGGTTGGGGCGGGCGCTAAGGGCGTCATCCGCTCGATTCAAGGGCGTGCCCGCATTGCGGTCGCGCCCTTTTTGTTTGAGGTAACGAGTTGAAGAATCTGACAACGATACTTGCGAAGATCCGTAAGAACGTGATCGATCTTCCCTCAGACACCGAGGAGGAGCTGGTAGGTTGGGTCCATGAGGCGCAGATCGTCGCCGAGGCCTACCACCAGTGGCTCGGGCTCGAAACGACGAT